TGTACACACTTTGTTTTTTTTTGCAAAAAGAAGATGTACTGTTGTGTACTTGTTTGTTAGTGAAGATGTACTGTTGTGTACTTGTTTGTTAGTGAAGATGTACTGTTGTGTACTTGTTTGGTTCTTTTCAACAACAAATCATCTTCATTGCAAATATAGTAACATATAATTTGAAGTATTCTTTGTGTGAGCATACCATCTCCTTTTCAACATATATTCTTTGTTACCAACTATCACTATCACAAGATCATCTTCGTTTTGGATAATATACTGTAAAAATATTTGCAGTATAACTTATGATGAACACTTTTGTTCCACATACATTCTTTGTTATCTTCACTAACTAACACTCATAAGAACTAACTTTTTTTGTAGATAATTACATACTGTGATTATGATTGAGTTATTTTCTGTTCTTCCTTAACTGTTTTGTCACACATTCTTTGTTCGTTTTGTAAATACATATTGTCATACATATATAAATAAAAATTAAATAAATGAAATAATTATTACGGTTGCAACCGTGATAACACCAAAGTTATTTGTTTTTGTGTGGAACCTTTTTTGAGCTAATACAAATGTCACACGCATCAAGTGCCGTAACAAAAGCTTTAAAGGAAGCTTCTGCAAATGAAGCTAACGCAGCGCGTGAAATTGCTCGAATTCATCAACAGGAGAGACAGCTGGTGGAACAATTACCACCTTTACGTCCCTTAACAATTGGAATGTCAATTGTGACCCGTGAGGACTTAGAGGGAACCAACATTGCTGTATGTGAAATTACTCGGGATATAATCCCGAAAGTGGATTCAACAGATACACATGGGACTTTAATGGATCCCCTATTAGGGGCTACAGATAAGAGACCGTGTGCATCGTGCACATTGACGATGGATAAATGTCCTAACCATTATGGTAAAATTCTTTTCAAGCGTTATGTATGTAATAAGCTTCAACCGAATCCGATATATGATCCGTTGCATATTAAAGACATCCGATATTTACTTCAAGCTATTTGTCGAGAGTGTGGTCATCTCATCTTGGGTGCTGACGCTATTCGACAGGGAGTTTTTCGCGGCTCATTTACAGAGCGGTTGAAGCTTATTAGCATAGCCTCTATTGAGAAGGACTGTCATGTGTGCGGAAATGAAAATCCAACATATAAGGAGAGTAAAGGTGACCGTAACATGATTGTTATGCAACGGGATGAGAAAAGTCCTCTACATCCGGTATATCCATTAGATGCATACAATATCTTATCATCTACATCTCCTGAGGATAATAAACTTCTGGGGTTTAAAGGTAAGAACCGTCCACGTGATTATATTCTGTTTGGTATTTTGGTTACATCTTTTAATATTCGTCCTGTTCGATATCGAGATGGAATTCCAGTACAGAATGACTTTACTGAACATTACGCGAGAATTCTGAAGGCAAGTAACGCTATTAGAAACTATACTCCAAAACCAACATATACTCCAGATAAGATTGAGGCTGAATATTTTACATTGTCAAAAACATTGACAAATGCAATATATGATATGATGGTTGGTGTATCGGCTTCAAATTCCCAGTCCAAACAGGAAACATACAGTAGTGTAATCAATAAAAAGGACGGTGCCTTTCGCCGAGATCTCATTGGTAAGAATGTTGATGCCTGTGCTCGCACACCAATTGGTCCCGGTCCCTACTTAGAGGTTGATGAAATTGGAGTTCCTAAGAAAATACGCTCTGAACTTACAGTTCGTGTTCGGGTATTCGATAAGAATATTAAAAAGCTAACAGAGCTTCTCCGAAAAGGTCAAATTGTTCGAATTATTCGTCCAGGTGCTACGTATGCAATCAATGAGGTTAACAGATCGTTTGAGGAGCTCCTTCCAGGCGATCAGGTAGATAGATGGTTACAGGATGGTGATTACCTGATTGCTAACCGTAATCCATCGCTACACAAGCCATCTATTCGAGCTTTGAAAGTGCGTTTGAAGAATGGTATTAATATTGACCTTCCAGATGAACTCCTGACAGGTTACAATGCTGATTTTGACGGTGATGAAGCTAATCTTCACATGCCTCAGTTTATCGAAGCTATGGCTGAGATTGAGACTTTAGCTACTCCTGATAAAGCTGTGCTGTCAGATGCTAAGGGTGGTGTGATTGTAGCTAGCATTCAGGATACCTTGTTAGGTATCTATTTAATGACAGCTCCAGGAATTAACATGTCAAAAGATATGTGGATGGATGGCTACTCCCAGTTGTTAGAGCGAGCTTATGATCTCCAAACGTTAATTAAAAATGCACAGGCTCATAACTATAATCTGTATACGGGTAGAGGGTTGTTCAGTGCTTTGCTACCACCAGATCTATCCTTTAATATTAAATTGGATCCAGCCCAGGAGTGGGCAGAGCCGCGCACCAATGAAACCTTGACAGTCACCGAATCATATTTGACAATTCGAGATGGGTTGTTGATGAGTGGAGCTATCACGTCGAAGAATATCGGTGTGGGTGGTAACTTGGGTGGTTTCATGCATCAATCATATGGCGGTAAGAGATATATTCAGTTTCTTGCAGATCTTCGAACCATTGCCAACTGGTTTTTGCAGATACGTGGATTCACAGTCAATGTGGAGGATATGACCTCAATCTTCTCATCCAATGCCGAGAAGAACACCACTGAGCTCCGCAAGATCTTGGATCATGCATATCAACAGGCTGCAAAATTCAAGGATCCAAAGGAGAGCGCTTTCGAGGAGCGTAAACGTATTGAGAATTGGCTACTGGCACTAAATAATGCAAAAACACAGGCAATGTCGGTTCTTAACATGGATTATCGTACCTCCAACGTGAAGCCATTGGTTGAATCTGGAACCAAGGGTAATGCATCTACATATGTTCAGATTCACGGAATATTGGGTCCTCAAACTGTGAATGGTGAACCGCTCCCGTATGGGATTGGTTCAGGTTCCAATGCACGTGTAACTCCTTTTTTCCCACCTGGGGTTGATGACCCTCGAGCATATGGCTTCTGTGAGAGTAACCTTGGCACTGGTTTGAGTGTTGTGGATTATCTTAACCATATGACTAATGCTGTTGCCGATGTGGCACGTGGTAAAACAGGAGTTGGTGCTTCTGGTTATATTCAAACCAGATTGGTAAAGTCTTTGGAGGATGCTGTTGCTGCTTTCGATGGAACTTTGCGTATGTCTTCCCGTAATCTGGTTCAATACACTACATATGAAATAGGCGTTAACCCAAGCTGGTTTATGAAATCAGTTGATAATCGAGGTATCTATTACACATATATTGATATGCCCAATGTTGTTCTGAACCTTAATTCCAAATACAAACAGTTTCAACCTCGGTTACCAACACAAGATGAATTGGAGTCCATAACAGACTTTGTGCTTGATACGAACATTGTGGAGCGGTTTAGTGTATTCCCCAAGGTAGATGAGAAGGTGCGTCAGTTACATCATAATCTCCTTAAGAGGCAGTTACATCGCTTAAAAATAGTTCCCACTGATGAATATATTGTTGAACTGAGGGATATCATTGAGAAACAGCTTCAGAAAGCACGGGTAGAACCAGGTGAACCGGTTGGATTGGTTGTTGCTACCTCTGCCGGTGAGGTTTCTACTCAGATTAGTTTGAAATTGAAAGGTAGCGTTGGAACGGGTGCTTCACGTGCTGTTTCCAATCAGGTGTCAAGTATGAACACACTCATTAATGTCCCTGAAAATCCCCGTGATCGCACTGCATATATTTATTTTACTGACAAACCATCACTTCGAGATGTGTTCAAACGTCGTAAGCTGTTTGAGTATATGACCATTCTTAAGTTACACAAGACCTCAGATGTATATCCAGCTGGTAACCTTGATCGTAGCTGGTATGAAATGTATTGCAACTTGTATAATAAACCAATGCCTGATGAGAAGACTAATGTGATACGTCTGGAGTTCAATACTGGCAAGTTGTTTTCCTATAATGTCTCTTTGGCTGATATTAGTAAATCCATTGAGTCCAATAAGCTTCACACATATGTGTCACCGGATCACATGGGATTAATTGACGTGTATTTGAGAGTTACAGAAAGTAGCGAGGAGATGACTGCACATGAATATAATTTCATGCGCAATGATACACTCCCATCGTTGCTAAAGATCTACATTCTTGGAATCCCGGATATTTTACAGGTGTATCCAATGCGAGTTCCATATATGTCAAGTGTTCAAAGTGAGGAGCAGGTGGAAGATAAATTGTGGAATTTATATCGCAGCAGTTATTTTCAAAGTATCCACCCAATGTCTGTTGAGGATCTTGTGCCTATCTTAAATAAATTGGGTTATTCAGTAACTGAAAGCACACGTGAATACATTCAGGTATCAGGAGACACATCACCGATGACAGCTCTGAACAAATACGCAAACGACCCAGGTAATTTCGATGAGGTTAATTTGGCATATCTTGAAACAATGGGTACCAATCTCCGAATGATCTTCACTGTTGAGAATGTTGACACTCAAGCTACATATTCCAATCATTCACAGGAATTAAACAATATGTTGGGAGTAGTTCCCGCAAAGATCATGTATGAACAGCAATTTAATGAGATCTTTGGCACTACCAACTCATCCAACTCCAAGGGTGGCGGGTCTATCATCCCGGTTCATCTTAAGATTATTAGTGATGTAGCACACAGGAGTGGAAAACCAATTCCCATGACTATGGAAGGAGCATCCAAGAGTGCTAAAGGCACTCTATCCCTGGCTGGGTTTGAACAGGCATCATCTGTAATCGCCAAACGTGCACCTTTCAACCCTATCGAATCCATGGATGTAGTTCCATCATTGGCATTGGGTCAGAAAATTAGAATGGGTACTGGTTATGGTGATATTGTTATACCTTCCGATTATGCTGATGAACTGGCGCGAATTCGCCAACATGTAATCCGAGGAGAGAATCCTTTCAAGACTGAAATTAGTGTGTCTCTGGATGAGGAAGTGGCTGGCGCCTCTCTGTTTTCAGGTGAAGGTAACTCCATTACACCTGGAGCTCCACCACCAATCCCAACTACCAATATCTGGAAGAATATACCTAAAGTGTCAATACCTACTGCACCTATTCAAAAGAATCCAGCAACAATTCTTAAAATGCCACCTAAGGGATTCAAACCCTCTATTCCAATCACTACCCCCTCAACTATACCCACTTTGTTACCTAAGGCTATTACTGTTCCAGTTGCACCTGGAGGTTTGAAAGCTATCACAAATCCAGGATATCCAAACCCACCGAAGATTATACCCCAATCACCAATGAACCCTCTCGGATCTCGAGCTTCAGGTATGCCTTCGGGTTCTGTGCCTACAGCTACTGCACCACTCCCTTCAGCACGTGCTGAAAACACTGTAAGTGCCAACTTTATCCCAAGAAAACCCCGTAAATTACTTAATCTCTAAGTTTTTAATCTTGTATTCTTGGAATGATCATTCCAAGATTCTTTTAATCTACAGAAACTGTTTCCATATATCCTGTGGAAATATCTTTTGTGCAAGCTCCCGCTCTTCATTCGTGAGCTTATGTGACTCAAGAGCTATCAAATATACATAGATACCTGGGTAGAAATTCTGTTTATCTAATTCCTTAATTTCATATACAGCCTTTAAGTCTTCAAGTGTTTTTGATGTGTATTGATATGTATGAATATCCAAATTACACCCAAGTTCTTCAAATGTTGAATAGCAGTCACAATCAAGAACCTTAAGCACCTCAAAAATACATTTATAGGAGGTGAAATCATCTCGAATACGAGAATCAATGTTTAAATACACACTCAAAAACATTGCAACATTACACAGAACAGATGGTGTCATTGTTTTTCTTCCTTGGGTTTTTGTTAGATATCGTTTGATAATTTCGAGAGCTGCATTTTTCATGTTCTTATGATATTTAAAGATTTGAACATATTTCTCACATAGTTTATAGAGTTTGGTGTTAGTAACTTGTTCATCTATTGGAAACGGTTTCCGTTCACTCGGATATATTGGTTGAATATCTGGTTTGTAATCTCGTGCCATGCTAATAAGCAATGGCTTCATCTGTTCATCCTTGACTTTCGGTTCAAAGTATATCTTGGAACTCAGACAGGATCTATTGGTTTTATCACTGGCATACATAATATCTTCCAACGTTCGGCTGAGAGCGAACAGTTCCACATCAATAGAGTTATAAAAAGTACTGCAATAGCGTGGGTCTCGAAAAAATCCTGAAAAAGCTGTTGCTGGTGGAATATATCCTTTGTATGTGACTGTAGCCAGTCCAAAGTCGATAAATTTGAATTTTCCATCATGATACATGATGTTTTCAGGTTTGATGTCATTATGAGCGATATTCAACCCTCGCATTCTTGCAATGCCCTGTTTCAGGTCTTCATAAACCTGATTGATATCGATGTGTCCATTTTGTTTACAAAACTCATTAATCGTTTGAACTTTTTCCCACACAATGTATAATGAATCATCATCGAAGGACCATGCTAATGGAATGATAAACCATTCAGAAAAATACTTTTGCAGCTGGCGATGGAAGATTAGTTCATTACAACCTTCACCTAATGAATTATCTTTCAATGCATATTGTTTAATAAAATGATTTCCGCACAGGAAAATGTTTTTATACTCAAATTTTGCAATAAAATTGCGTTTGCCCACCAAAAACTTCTTGGTAAAATCTTCAATTGCGAGATATTCCATTATTGACTTTAGGAGTTATTTATTTTTTTTAAAAAAAAAATGGAAATCAATTCTTCTAAAAAAATTGAGGATGTATCAAATCCACCTCCGTTCTCAGAATTGAGAGCAAGTATGATGACATTTGTGTGTGATTACACTGGTACCATCGATCTAAAGAAGATCTTCCCTCTAATTCGGATAGACCCTAAATATAATGGTATTTATGATACCCTACCCGTAGGTGAGGATGGAACAATCGTTGGTAAGGGTTTTGGAGATGTAAGAGTGGGTGCTATCCGAAAAGGACGGTCAAACAAATGCTTTCGAAATATTATTAGTGTTGATATTTCAACCTTGGGAGTTAATGTTAACATTAAAGTCACAGCTACGAACTATCTACAAGGTTCAGGTGCCAAATCCGAGGAGCATGCAAGATATACAGCTGAGTGGTTAATTTGGAACCTAAACCAATTGGGATGTGATATCAGTCTTAATCAATCACATGTGGTTAATGCTACGTTCAATATGAACATTATGAGCACCTTAAACATGAATGCCATGGCAACACTTCTAAGTGGTCATAATGGCCTACACGTTCTATATAATAACACCATTAACCAACCTATTGTAGCTGTTAAGAATGCCAGCAATGCAGATGAAATCCTCAGTCGAAGATCTACCCGTAGTAAGAAAGGCAAGATACCATCTGTGAAACTGACCATTCGCACGTCTGGAAAGATTATGCTGTCAGGAGCAAATATTGATGATCTGGAAGATATTTATGTTAACTTTATGTACTGGCTGTCGCTTAATCTTGATAAGGTCAGAATCAAATAACCCAGGTTTAAGAATATTGAGACTGAATTCAGTCTCAAATTGATGAGTTATTTTATCGGTATGCGATCAGGTTTTGAGTCTCCAAATATTCATATAAATTGGGGCATATACGTGTTTTTATCTGATAGTCTCTCTTGTGTATGAGAATATGAACAATTCGGCGTTGATTAAGCTCATCAACAGATCGTAAAATGTCCAAGTCTGGGTACATTATCAAATATTCCTGAACATCTCGAGATGTAACATTTGGTTGAGGCGCAAGATATTCCAAATAGCCAGTAATGTAGAAAAACGGTAGAATCTCAACAATACTCCAAGATGTGCATACCTTGCCTCGATTATGTGTACGGCTATCACTAGATTCAACTTCATCATACTTCTTGTAAATAAGCCGAAGTTGATTTTCCGGGTCGTCAATGGTTACAATACCGTATGCTCTGCCATACTGCAACTCACGCTCATCGATATCGGCGGCAATCATCTTGCGATAAATATCCACCTCTATCCAGTTAGCATCTCGCCATGTTTGGGTAGCAGGTGAGAAAATTCGGATATGGTCAGGTGAGCGGCTATTAGATGCGTAGTTATATCTCGTCAATGATGATTTAATCTGAGACTGAAGTGTGTGCATATAAACAGTTTCAGGTTCTTTATCTATTGGAGGTTCAGGTGGAATGGGTCCCGGTTTCTTTGTCTTGGATTTCTTAGCGTTCTTAATAGCATTCCGGATTTCATCCAAGGGTTCTTCATATTCATATATCTTCATTTTATAATAATCAACAATCGCATCTACTGCATCTGTTCGGCGATCATCAAGGAAGTCCTTAATAGCCTGCTCGAGAACCTGCGGTCGGTCGTAAGCATCCTCCAGAGATGCAAATGCATCCTCAACAGTCAGTGTGGCAAGATTAACCTCGGGTGCTTTTTGCTGAACTACAATATCTTCAAGGTTGGTTTGTTTCAACCAGGGGAATGAGGAAATATACTGATAGTAACTAAGCTGACGAGCCTTGAAAGTATGTACCAAATAGGGGAAATCAGTAGAGAACACAATGTAACCACCGCTAATGTGTAAATATACATATTGTCCCATGCGGTTTAAAAATCTGTCATATTGCCGGCTAATATTGTATATTTCAATAAGAATCACCTGTTTCTTAATTTTCTTTTTGCTTACCAAATCGGAAATCAACAGATGAAGTGGATAAATATAATGTTTCTGTGCTAACATCTGTAGATATTTCATGATTGGCTCCCGATATTCATGAGTATATTTCCGGAGAAGTCCAGAATAATCCCATTCATCTGGTGGTAGCGGTGGTTCAGAATCACATTCATAAAAGCAGCTACCATAATCACACAGAGGTAAACCCTCAAGTTCCTTATCACCCGGGAGCACATTCCGATTATAGTTAATGAAACAATCAATGGCATTGGAACGCATCTTAGTTATATATGGAGCTGTCATTCTAGCGACGTCCTCACCGGATGTATACATAATAATGTCTACAGCCGGCACTTCATCAGTATTTGGTATTGCAGCTAGAAGATGCACATTTAAATTCAAGCGAACACTTAAGGGATCTCGCCCCTCCTGAATAGCCTTTTCACGAGCGTCATTAAGCAGCATCAGCTGGGATGTAACACGCCGTCCACGATATATGGACTGTTTTGCAGGCGGCCACAACCATGTAGGTACCTGAGCCATCCACTGAATGTCAAACACAGACATACCTTCCTTACCATGAGGTGAGAAAATCAACAGTGCAATATACTCACCGTAACGGTTCTCTGGACTGTTGAACAGTTCTATCATTGTTTCGTTGATTTTAACAGAGTTATCTGGAATTAGCAAACCGTAACGAAATCCCTTCTGGATCTTAAGCTTCCGACCTTCAATATTTGAAGTTGTTGTACATATTGATCTGCTTTTACCGACTGTAGTAACGAATGCACTTTCCTTGCTATAAAAACGTTCCACTCCCATCTCTTCAAGGAAAAGCCCCAAGGGAATAGCTCCAGATTTCTTAAACTCCTGATAAACAAACCCTTTCTTACCCTCCTGGTAATACTTGGTTAACAACTGAGCGATTCTAAAAAACTTAGCGGAATACTTCCTGATGAAATTATCACCCATCTTAGCCTTAGCCTTTTGAATATCTCTTAGCATCTCATCAGTGAATGCCCAGCGACTATCATCAATCTTCTGAATATACCTGTTATTCCCCTCGCTGCCATATGATTCATCTGGATATACAATATTACCCGCCTCGCGAACATTTGTGTAGAATTTGCGATTCCCATGTTGTATATAAGCATCTGCATATATTTTTGTTTGGAAATTACTCATGGTTATATTATCTACAATGGTTGTGGAATCCTCAATCTGATTACCTTTAAAAATCAGATCGACTCCATTATCTAACTCTCTAACATACGTTACATATCCATTAACCCAATTACCGAACTCCTCCATGGTCATATCCATATTTATGGGCATCTGATCATCTTCAGGTCGTAAAATATTAATCAAGTAACCAATCTCATGTATAGGACTGTAACGGGTTGGAGTTGCCGTGAGAATTATGACCTTTCCACGAGTCATTGTATGAGCCAACCTATTAATCTGTTGATACACATATAGAGTTCGCTGCTTATCATGTTTCTCTCTGCCAGTCATTTCTAAGTTTACCGCATTGTCTGTAGGAATAATATTATGTCCTTCATCAACCACTATAATACTGCCGTTAAAGTAGTCTCTCAACTGATCATCATTCATACTCGCAACCAGATTTGCAAACGGCACATATGTATATCGTGTGTAATACTCCTTAATCTTCTTCTTAATCACACCCCATTTTTGACTTATTGTTAACGGAGCGCCAGCTGGTACCTCATATACATCCTTTGTACATCTACATACCAGTTCATTTTCAAAATTCTCACCAATTAACTTACCACGTGTTATCACATACACTCTATTGTATCGAGGCGGTTGTAGAAAACTAGGCATCTCTGAATTCTCCATCGTATATCTCTGTCGATACAGTTCTGCCAACGCTACGAATAGACACGTCTTACCGGTACCTGGAGCGTCAATAACCAATGCACGTGAGTATTCATCAAACAACCGTCGGAAGAGTTTCTGATGTGGATAAAATTGACCATTCGCAACAGGTTTCTCTGCAGGGGTGCCTGCCAATTCGGCAAACTCAGCCATTGAAGCTATCTTACCACTAAAATTCGGATCTGAAATGTCAGGATACACTGTTAACCATTCTTCATAGGTAGTCATTTTAATATTATCGAAAAACTTTTCATATGTTAAATGGGAATTCAAGCAAGTCGTACACAGACTAAAGTTGAACAATACTCATCAGCCGTGTTATATAACGATTTTAAAACTGAATGTAACGCTCAGTTATCTAATAAGGTTCAGAATCTTACCATTAATCTTGCTGGGAGCAATGTTGGAGATATTACTATAGCTCAAAAAGGGACTGCAAATGCAGCATGTATAATCCAAAATGGCATCAAACAACTCGCGGAAACTATCTTCAATAATGTTCAAGAGAGTACCGCATCATCCAAAACCTTTAATCTCGGAGTTTCAGTTAGTTTTTCAAAGAGTACAACAGTAACAGAAATTGAACAGGTTATTACCAACAATATTAACAACTTATGCTCCTCAACAATTGACAACTACGTAGGTAACGTTACATACAATATCTCTACCAGCACAACTGGTAATATTGAAATCATTCAAACTGGAGATGTTCAAGCTGTATGCGCTGTTAGTAACGTTGGAGAGATGACATCCAAGGTAGATGTCGATAATCAAATTGAAACCAATGCCGGTAAGAGTAAATTATTTGGTGGTGATGCTGTATGGATTTTCGCAGCAGTTATTATCATAGTAGCTGTTATCGGATTATTTGGAAGTATCTTTGGTAAGTTCGGAAATGATACTGGTCTTACAGAAGATGAACTTGAAGAAGAAGCAATGGAGAATGGATGCCTGCCATATCCATGTGATGGTAAAACCGGTGAGGAACTTCAAAAATGTCAAGTGCTATTTCCCAGGAATGATCTCTACTGCTCTGTGCAAAATCAAAACCCGCCCAGTAGTGTCAGCCAGGCAATGCCCAGTAGTGTCAGTCAGGCAATGCCCAGTAGTGTCAGTCAGGCAATGCCCAGTAGTGTCAGTCAGGCAACGTCCAGTGGTGGTTATAATTCATTATCGACATCTACATCAACAGTGAATACTTACACATCAAATCCAGTTATTACTTCACAACCTAGTCAAGCAGTATACATTCCACAGCAATAATCCTCTGAAATAACATTGTTCCCAAATCTGGGAACAAATAATGTAAACTCCATTTTTACAGAGTTAATTCAACCTTACTCTTGAAAAGAGACTTAAGTTTATCGAGTTCTTTATATGTAGTCTCTTTCAACTTCAACATTTTTTGATATCTTGATTTCATATTGACAGCGTTGACATTATTCAATAATCGTATACATTGACTGATATATTCACGTAAACAGCGTGTAAACGCTCGATTTCTCTGGATGAGCTTGTCAGCCTGTTGCACTTTTTGAGCCCACTCATCCATGGTTAGTTTGCCCTCCACATACCTCACGGCGAGAGATAAATGATCAATAGTATCAACATTGAACGTATTGTTTATCTTATCGAATAAGATACTGTAGTTATATATGGTAGTATTAAAGAACTGATAGTATGGATTATCTTTATCAAGTTCACTCTGCTCAACTTGAGATCGAATAATTCTGAGTTCTTCAGTTTCGTTTCTAATATATGGATTTGTATTTTGATGTATGGAAATAGTTTCCATTGTATTCCAGTCGAAACCATGTTTACAATATATGCAGAACATGTGGGCGCAACCTTCAGATCTGATAATCCACGCGGAACAATTAGGACATTGCTTTGCATTTTCGAGTATTTCCTTAACCGAAAAGATATCATCCTGCTTACATGCATGATTGTCGGTCTTCTTTATCCAGCATGTAGGGCATACCTCGATTCTACACAGCATACAGAGGTCATTTTTAATATACCCCGGACAATTCTCATCTGGACACCGAAACTTTAGACGTCGAACAGGTTGTTTGTCACTGGCAGTTTGTGAACTTTCACCTCTTGTTTGTATTTCCGTTGATATTGGAGCGCTTTCCTGGCCACCCAAATACAAATCAACATGCTCCAACCAGTCCTTAGAAGTGAGATCCCTGATTTTGATCATTATTCGTTTACTATGCGCATATGTAGACGTGCCATTTAAGCGACCCAAAGCTGATTGATTGAGCTCCTCTTCGTATCTCTTAAGTAGTTCCTCTCTAACCTTCTTTTTATATACGTATTCCTGAGCTTCAGGAAGAAAAGCCCTTGATTGTTCCAACAGAAACAGTTCTCGATAGTGCTTATACTCATTTTGGATCCAAACTGGATCCAATCCCGCTTCACTCATGTTTTGTATATTCCATGACTTGGAACAGTGAAGACATACCAATGGCTTCAAATTAACGATCAATGAGGTTCTTATACACTCAAAGCAGCAGCTTTTATCACAAAAGGGACATGTGATACATCGATGGGTGTATCTGTCGTAAGGCTCAACACAAATTGCACATTCCTGCATTTTGGGTTGCGGTTGTAAAAATATAAATATTTTTTCAATTTTTCTTAAGACTGAGGAGTTGTTTTAATTTTTCAAATTCCGGATCCAAGGTCTTAAACCGACCACCCCATTTCCGACATTGAATATCTCTGATAGCATTGGTAACTAACATTCGAATATCACCTCCGGATACATCTAATATCTTATAAAGCTGCCGAATGACATCAGCATCCTGTGAAAATACGCTCGATCTTAATACGTAAATACATATCTCTGGTGTTTGCTCCTTGACAAATTGCAAGGCAAGACCATTACGCTGAGTAGTATTTAGATATATTTCCTGCAATTGATAAATATCTTGATCGACATCACATCCTTTTGTTAAGTTTAGGAAAGACATGATATTCATTCCTCCAACAAAAGAAGATAACGAATCCATATTAATGTCCTTTTTAAAGAGTTAATTTAACTCTTTTAAATCAAAATAACATTTACATATAGTTGAATTTATATAAATTCCATTAGATTATTCTCATGCGTAAATAGTAGATATAAATCTTACTTATTCATATCTTTGATACTGTCTCAATTGAGACAGTGTTTAACATATTAATGATAGACTGTGACTAAACATCAGTTCATCACATCTTTAAATTCTTTATTAAATTATTAAGTAACCAATAATAGGTAGATTTGTTACACTCTTAATTGTGAAGAGTATCCATAACACCGTTTTATTTAAAATACATATCCAAGTGATACTTCAAGCTTCTTTTTCCTGGAAGGAGTCTAAGATATGCATGTTCTGTTTAACAGCTGTGAGACATATCTCCAACGTTCGATTCTTTACATATTTTAGGGCATACCCATTTTGTGAAACTGCAATCATACAAAGCTCAGGTGTTTGCTCCTTAACAAATTGCAATAAAAGTCCATTTTGCTTAACAGCAATCAAACATAACTCTGGCGTTTGTTCCTTAACAAACTCTAACGCAACATTATTTATTCTAACAGCGAGCAGACATAACTCTGGTGTTTGTTCCTTGACGTACTTTAAGGCATACCCATCTTGCTTAACTGCAATCAGACAAAGCTCAGGAGTTTGCTCTTTAACAAATTGCAATGCATGAGGTGATCCTTTGACGGCTATTAAACATAACTCTGGAGTTTGTTCCTTAACATACTCTAATGCACGCCAGCTTTGCTTGACGGCTGTCAGACATATCTCTGGAGTTTGTTCCTTAACATACTTTAAGTCACTGCCATCTTGTTTAACAGCTGTCAGACATATCTCTGGAGTTTGTTCCTTAACATACTTAAACGCATATTTACTTGTCTTAACCGCTGCCAAGCATATCTCAGGTGTTTGTTCATTGACAAACGCTAATGCTAACCCATTTTGGGAAACAGCTGCCAGACATAATTCTGGTGTTTGCCTCTCGACGAACAGTATTGTATAGCAATTTTGTTGTACAGCAGCAAGACATATCTCTGGCGTTTGCTTCTCAACAATTCTCAATGCACTCCCATCTTTTTTAACAGCTGCTAGACATATCTCAGGAGTTTGTTTCTTGACAAACAATAATGCCGATCCATTTTGCTTGACGGCTGCTAAGCATATCTCAGGAGTTTGTTTCTTGACAAACTTCAAAGTATTGCCATTTTGCTTGACGGCTGCTAAGCATATCTCAGGAGTTTGTTTCTTGAGATACTGCAGTTCATATGGGTTATGTTCGAGTATATTAGTTAAAAATTCCTGTGTCTCGTTCTTGAATCTGAGATTTTGTTTTCGAAGACAACAGAAATATGACAGATATCTCCCCATCTTGGAACGGAAAGGTTCTTTATATTAATTTATTTATATATTAATTTCATTTAAATATACACTGTGACAATTGTCATAGTGTTTGATCCTAAGATATATTGTTTAGTATCTTCAACAACCTCTGAAGTTTTTTTTTTCTTGATAAACTCAAATGCTGACCAATTATGTTTAACAGCTGCCATACATATCTCTGGAGTTTGTTCCTTAACAAATTGTAATGCATATCCATTTTGTTTAACTGCAGCCATACATATCTCTGGTGTTTGCTTCTGAACAAACTGTAAGGCTAATCCATTTTGTTTAACTGCCGCCATACATATCTCTGGTGTTTGCTTCTGAACAAACTGTAAGGCTAATCCATTTTGTTTAACTGCCGCCATACACATCTCTGGTGTTTGCTTCTGAACAAACTGTAAGGCTAATCCATTTTGTTTAACTGCCGCCAGACACATCTCTGGTGTTTGCTTCTGAACATATTTCAATGCAAGAGGATTTGTAAAACCGCTTCCAAACATAATTCAGGGGTTTGCTCCTTAAGATACTGTAATGCTAGACCATTATTTTTAAGAACAATTGACAAAAACTTATGCTTGACATCAGCTGGAAGCTGTTCCATGTTAACTTTTATTACAAAAGACAATAACCTAGAAAATCACTTATTCTCCCAATTGGGAAAATATTACACTCTAAATTAGGTTTAATTATTTAGTTAACAGATAACCATTGTTCTATCATTTATCCTCTTACATAATACGATGTATGTCCATTTTGTTTTATGATTTTCAGATATAACTCTGGTGTTTAGTTCTTGAGATAATCCAAGGGTAACCCATTTTGTTTTATGACTTCCAGACATAACTCTGGTGTTTTCTCTTTAACAAACTGTAATGATAACCAATTTTGCTGCACGGCAGCCAGACATAACTCTGGTGTTTGTTCCTTGACATATTCCAAGGCCAAACCATCTTGCTGCACGGTAGCCAGACATAACTCTGGTGTTTGCTCCTTAACAAACTGCAACGCTACTCCATCTTGGGACACAGCTTCCAGACATAACTCTGGCGTTTGCTCCTTAACAAACTGTAATGATAACCAATTTTGCTGCACGGCAGCCATACATATCTCTGGTGTTTGCTTCTGAACAAACTGTAAGGCTAATCCATTTTGTTTAACAGCTGCAAGACACAATTCTGGAGTTTGCTCATGAACAAACTTTAATGCATATGCAGTTTGTTTAACAGCCTCTATACATATCTTAGGTGTTTGCTCCTTGACAAAATCCAATGCATATCCATTTTGTTTAACAGCTACAAGACACAATTCTGGAGTTTGCTCATGAACAAACTTTAATGTATATCCATTTTGTTTAACAGCCTCTAGACATATCTTAGGTGTTTGCTCCTTGACAAAATCCAATGCATATCCATTTTGTTTAACAGCTGCAAGACACAATTCTGGTGTTTGATCCTTAATATACTTCAATACGAGGCCATCTTTTTGAACTTCTTTAATATACAGTCCTGGCACTAGCTCGTCTCCTTGAAAGAGTTTGGCAAAAATTTGACTATCATTGATATTCAAATTTGAGTTCATGTTTTATTTTATTAATTAAAATATATCAAAAAAAATCATTTTGGAGTAATGCTTATCCTTCATAAAAAGAATTGAATTTAATTAATTAAGTTAAACTAATTAAATGATTAACAAATATAATGTGTGTGGTTGTTTGGCGATTACACATACGTTTATCATCATATTTATAATTAGCTTATACATAATTTGTCCATATATCTTTACTTTCGAGGCAGTTAATCCCCGCAATATTACAGATGACACTGTGTGCACATGCAATGGAACTACATATACTTATGATATCTTTGTCAATGTTACTGCTCTCAGTAATATCCCACAAGATTTGATGATTGCGAATAACATAATTGATGTATTCAACAATAATACATATACCTTATATTATTACACAACAGCCTCATTAAATAACATCCAAAGTTTTATCGAAGATGCCTTTTCAAAACTTGAACCATACATATATAGTTCCGTTTCTGAACCAAATCAGCTACACCTCTCAACAACACGACTATCTCCTGATATGTATGTTTTATGTGCATTGAATCAATGCTACTCAACGAGCAATCAAATATGTATGGGATTTTTAACTCCGAAAATCATTGGCTATATGCTTATGACAGAGATATTGTTAATAATAACGAATATTTGTGTTTTTCACTGGTATCCATTATTTGGACGTAAAATCTCACCTGGTTATGAACCAATCGAATGATACTGTATGCGTGCAATGGAAATCTCCATTGTATCTCATCACTAACAAACAACATCTCTGTTTGCAAAAAATACTAAAGTGTGTACACAAAAACAGTGCTTCAAAAATTCCACACTATCTGTTCTGTAAAAACATCTTCTTCTTTGTTAACAAACTATGTTAGTAATATAAATAAGAGACAGACAATGTCCATATCTGGAAAACCACTTTGTATCACAATAATCATAAATAAGACCATCTAACTATCGAGGATATAGTATGTGTGGGAAGGTTGTCTTCTTAAGAACATTAATATTTTACAGGTTATTAACTGGAAAATGAATTTAATTATATTAATTAAATATAAAATGGCTGATTTATTTAAAGCTTGTAAGGCTGGTAATCTTGCTGAGGTTGAAAAGTTGTTAACCACAGGAGCTAACGTTAATGCAACAAATGATGATAACGATACTCCATTACACTTAGCATCTTGGAATGGACATCAAGAGATTGTAAAAGTGTTGCTAGCTGCAGGAGCTAATGTTAA